TGCGGATCCCGCCACTGACAGCTACGATCTGAAGGCTGAGCAATCAGCGCTTGCGAGGCACAAACAAGTCTCAGGGAACGCCGGATCGATAGTGCAGTACAAACCAGCGAATCGGCAAGACGAAGCAGTCCTTCGCCGGAACCGACGGATCGAGCTGATGAAGCCCGTCCCCGTAGAGCGGTTGCGTTTTAAATGTTCCTGTGGTGCAGGGGACGCCCGGGCAGAGGAGGCCTTAAAACCTTTGCCTGTTGCGGGAAAGCCTGCACCGTGTCAGGGAACCCCGCGCTTTCAAGCGCGGGTTGTTTAGCTGAACGATGCAGTGACTGATAAAGGTCCAGTATCAGATCTGTTGACTCTTTTTCGGGATTGTTTCGGACTGCAAATCCGAAGCGGCAGAAAGCCTGCGGATTGCCATAATTTCGTGCAATGAAGATGCCGCTGCAGATGGAGTCCTTTGCCGTGCCTGCAGCGAAGGAGAAACCAAGTGACCATTGATCTGCACATGCATTCCACCGCAAGTGACGGGACGTTAAGCCCGACGGAACTGATGCGCTTTGCCGCGGAGTGCGGCTGCAATACCGTGGCGCTCACTGATCACGATACGGCGGCGGGAGTGTCTGAGGCGCGCTCCGAGGCTCACCGTCTCGGTATCCGCTTTATTGCAGGCATTGAAGTGTCGTCTCTTTGGGGCGGGCGTTCGATTCACGTGGTGGGGCTCGGCATTGATGACACGAACCCGGTTCTTACGCGTAAGGTCAGAGAATTTGAAGTGAGCCGCACGCGGCGCGCTGCACAGATTGCAGAAAAACTTGCGGCCCTCGGAATCCCCGGAATGCTTGAAAAGGCAACGGCCTTTGCGGAAAACAAACTGAACGTCTCGCGCGTGCATTTTGCGCTGGCACTCTTAGAAGCCGGTGCCGTGAAAAACCAGCAGGAAGCCTTTGACCGGTATCTAGGGGACGGAAAACCCGCTTACATCATGGCCCCGTGGCCGACGGTAGCTGAAGCGGTTGACCTTATTCACACCGCTGGCGGTATTGCCGTGATGGCGCACCCGGGCCGCTATCACTTTAAAAATGACTGGACGGTGGACGAACTCATGAAGGACTTTGCCGCAGCCGGGGGCGAAGCCGTGGAAGTGATCAGCGGCAGTCAGCAGCCTGACTTTACGCCGCGGTGCCTCGCGTGGGCGAGGGAGTACAAGCTCCTCGTTTCCACGGGCTCGGACTTTCACAGTAAAACCGGAACGCGCCCGATGCCCGGCACGCAGGGGCAACTGCCTGCGGGTTACACTTCGGTGCTTTCAAAATTAACGAATTAAAAACAGGGAGTAGGAAAATGACGCATTTAAAGAGCGTACTGTGTGCCGCCGCCGTGGGGCTCGTGCTTACCGTAACGGGGTGCTCGGATAAAACGTCCGACGCGCAGTCTCAGGCCAAGGCCGACACGATGGAGAAGGCGGTTCTTACCGTCGGGATGGAACTCGCATATCCCCCGTTTGAGGGAAAAGACGCCGCGGGTAACCCCGCCGGCGTGAGCCCGGACTTTATGAAGGCTTTCGGTAAAGCCGTCGGTAAAGAAATCAAGATTGAAAACATTGCCTTTGACGGTCTGATTCCGGCCCTTGTGACCGGCAAGGTCGACATGGTGATGAGCTCCATGACGATTACGGACGCCCGCAAAAAGACGGTGGATTTTTCAGCGCCCTACGCTAACGCGATGCTTGCGATTCTCACGAATAAAGCGGCCAATATCCGCTCAATTGACGATCTCAACCAGTCGGGCCGCAAGATTGCCGCCAAGATCGGTTCCACCGGTTACCTCTACGCCCAAAAGCACCTCACCAAGGCTACGGTGACGGCGCTCGCGGATGAAAGCGCCTGTGTGATGGAAGTGGCTTCGGGCCGCGCTGACGGCTTTTTGTACGATCAGCTCACCATTTACCGCAACCATATGAAAAATCCGGATACAACGGCCGCGGTCTTTATTCCCTTCCAGAAAGTGGAACCCTGGGGTGTGGCGGTGCGTAAGGGCGATGAAAAACTTGTGAAGGCCTTAAACACCTTCATTGAAAACTACCGTAAGGAAGGCGGCTTTGAAAATCTCACCGAAAAGCACCTTGCAGCCGAAAAGAAAGCCTTTGATGCCTACGGCTTTAAGTGGTTTTTTGACATGACACCCGCTAAGTAATGCTTGCCTTTTTCAGAACCCGTCCGGACGAAAAAACGCCGCCCGCCAAAGCCGCGGTCAGTCTCGTGATTGCCGCGGCCCTTATCGTCGGTTTTTTCTGGTTGTCGCTCTCGCGGATCGACTACCGGCCGGACTTCTCGTTTCTGCCGGAATTTAAAATCCGCATCTGGGATGGGTTTTGGCTTACGGTGGCCGTGAGCCTGGCGAGCATGGTGGTCTCGCTCCTGCTTGGCTCGCTTGCAGCGGGCGGCGAGATGAGCCGGTGGCTGCCGCTCAGATACCTGAGCCGCGCCTACGTGGTCTTTATCCGCGGCACGCCCCTCATCATGCAGATCTACCTCTTCTTTTATCTGGTGGGGACGGCCTGGGGCGTGGAAAACCGGTTTTGGGCGGGTGTAATCATTCTGTCGGTCTTTCAGGGGGCGTATATCTCGGAAATCCTCCGCGGAAGCTTTAATTCGATTGAGGCGTCGCAATTGGAAAGCGCAAGGGCCGTGGGATTTTCGCCCGTGCAGACACTCAGGTTTGTGATCATTCCGCAGATGACGGCAAGAACGCTGCCGGCTTTGGCCGGGCAATTTGCCTCCGTCATCAAGGACTCATCGCTTCTTTCGATGATTTCTGTCACTGAACTCACGCAGACCATGCGCGAAATCAGTGCCGTGAACTTAAACCTTGTGGAGTGCTATCTCTTTTTGGGTGTTCTCTACCTGATTCTGACGTTGCCTGTCGTGCTTGTGAGCAACCTGCTTGAAAAGAGGTTCCGGTATGAAGCTTGAGATCTCGTACCTCACGAAGTCTTTTGCCGCAGACGCGCCGGTTCTTTCCGACATCAGTTTTTCAGCCGAAACTTCCTCGCTTGCGTTAATCGGGTCCTCGGGTGGAGGGAAGTCAACACTGCTGCGCATTATCGGGGGGCTCATCAGTGCTGAAACCGGCACCGTGACCGTAAACGGCCGCACGTTGGGTCACGATGAAAAGGCGCTTGCCGGCTGGCGTCGCAGCATCGGTTTTGTCTTTCAGCAGGGAAGCCTCTTTAAACACATGACGGCTCTGGAAAACGTGGCGCTTCCGCTGCGTGAAGTGCACGGCGTGCAAAAAGAGGAGGCCGAACACCGCGCCATGGAGCTTCTCACGCGCTTTGGGTTGGCTGATCACGCCTTAAAGCGTCCCGCGGAACTCTCCGGCGGCCAGCAGCAAAGAACCGCCATTGCGCGCGCCCTCGCGCCCAATCCGGGGCTGCTTCTGTTAGACGAACCGACAAGTGCTCTCGATCCCGAGTACACCTCGGAAGTGCTGGACGTTGTGGATGAACTGAGGGCCGAAGGCGTGGAATTCATTATCGTCACGCACGAGATGGGGTTTGCCAGGCGCGCCTGCGAAACGACGGCCTTTTTGTATCAGGGAAAGATTTTGGAAGCCGGGTTAAGCGCTGAGCTTTTTGAGCGTCCGAAGACCGCGGAACTCAAGAAGTTTTTGGGGCGGATTCTGGAGTGGAATGCGTAGTAAGAAGGCATGCCTGTTGTGCCTCTTGCGTTTCCTGTTCCAATTTCACACGGGTGGGAATCATTAGTTTGGCCGTACGGGCCTCGCCAAGGGATTGAACCGCAAATGCCATGGCGCGTGCGAGCGTCAGGCCTTCATTAGATGTCATACTAACTTTCGCCACCCCTTCAAGCTTTATGTGGACGGCAAGGCCGCGATTGAAATCGACAAGTTCAACTATGTGGCTAAGTTCGGCGACACAGACATTCTGTCGTCCGTCCGCGGCGATCTGGGACTGAACTGATGAGACAAGATATCCCCGGCCAGTCCGGGGATGAGGAGACGTGACAATGAGCAATGTGGTGCACAAGCTTTTAAGGCCGGTAAAGTTTGAAGACAAGACTTACGAAATGATCCCGTTGGATCTGGACTCGTTGAGCGGTCGCGATATCAAGGAAGCAAAAAAGGAGTTTGAACTCGCCAATCCTCAAAAGGTGTCCTTTGTGTTGTCGGCTGATTCTGATTTTGCATCTTATCTGGCGGCCAGAGCTTCTAAGTTGCCGGTGGAGCTTTTTGACTACATTCCGGCTCCGGATTATGTCGTCATCACGCAGACGGTGATTAATTTTTTGCTCTTGTCGGGTTTCGGAGAGGTCGAGGCCCGAATAATTCAGCAGGCCAAGGATCGGGTAACGACAGAGCAGCAGGCGGTGACATTGACGAAGGAATAAAAAACCTGATGCGCTGCTGTTTCAGATTGGCTGCATCAGGTGCCGGAGGAAGTGCTGCTGAGTGGTTTGAGCGGCCGATTACGGAGCTTTATGAGTGGTGTGAGGCTGTTGCGGATGAGTTGAAAGTCCGAAAGTAGTTACTTGATGAAGTAGGTCACATAAAAAATGATGCCGGCACCAAAGCAGACAGCAAAGAGCAGAAAAATTCCCAGCAATTTAAGCACGGCACCGATCAGATCCATCGCGTCGGAAAAGGGGGTTCTGGCGAGTTCCTGGATCTCTATGGGAAGTTCAGGGTTTGTTGAAGCGCTGTTGTAAAACATTGTGTGTCTCCATACTCCTCTTAAGCAATTTTATTGATTTTTGGTTGAAATATGGCGAATGAATACGAAATTTTGTTTCGCTTGCAATCGAAATACAGCAGCCAATTCGCAACGGATTTCAGTAAGGCAGCTGCAAATACCCAAAATTTGTCTGAAAAAACAGCAGAACTCAATAAAACGAGTAAAGACATCAGAGGGTTGATTGCTGCCAGGGAACGGGCAAAAGCGGCTGCGGCAGAGTTCTTCCGCTGTAAGGCTGCTGTTGATAGTCTGAGTAAAGCAGTTGCCGGAACGAAATCGCCGTCAACAGAAATGCTGAAGGCTTTGTCTGAGCAGCAGGAAAAGCTCAGAAAGGCGAAGAGGGCGCTTGATGCTCAGAAAGACAGTGTCCGCAAGGGGAATGCTGCCCTGTCTCAATACGGTAAGACGACAAAGGATTTGGCGCAGTCACAAGCGCAAATGGAGCAGGCGGTTGTAAGGTTGACTGCGGCTCGCCGCAGGTTACTGTTGGTAGAGGCAAAACAGCTGAAGGCAGGACAGCGCATGCAAGCGAGCGCGGACTTGGCAGTTTCTTCTGTTGTGATGATGCAGTTCGTCGGAGAAAAGGCTGTTCATGCCCTGTCTGCGCCTGTTAAGGCGGCCATGAGTATGCAGGATGCTATGGCCGATATTGCGAAAGTTGTGGATTTCGATGATCCTCAGGGACTTGCGAAAATGCAGACGACTTTGGAAAAAATGAGTCTGTCTATCCCGGTGACTGCAGAAGGATTAGCGCAGATTGCGGCAGCGGCCGGACAGTCCGGCGTTGCGGCAGGTGAGCTGGCTGCCTTTACTGAACAAGCGGCAAAAATGGGCGTGGCTTTTGACATGACAGCGGCCGATGCCGGTGAAATGATGGCGAAGTGGCGTTCTGGTATGCAGCTGACGCAGGATCAGACGGTGGCCCTGGCGGATGCGACGAATGCTCTGAGCAATGCAAACGCGGCTCAGGCTAAACAGATCGGAGAAACACTGCAGCGGTATGGTGCTTTGGGAAAGGTTGCAGGGTTGACGGAAACACAGACGGCCGCTCTTGCTGCCACAGTCATCAGCTCAGGGGCTGAAGCCGAGGTGGCAGCCACGGGTATCAACGCATTCATGCGTGCTCTGACCCGTGGCGGGGGTATGACGGATCTTCAGGCTGCCGCATTCGGTAACGTCGGGTTTGATCCGATTCAGCTGCAAAAGCAGATTCAGAAGGATGCCCCGAAAGCCATCATGGATGTGCTCAACGGCATCAAGGTGAAGATTCCCAAAGAGCTTCAGATGCAGTATCTCACCGCAATGTTTGGGGATGAAGGTGCTCGGGCGCTTGGTCCGATGCTGGCAAACACGGAACTGCTGGCGAAAAACTTCGAGTTGGTGGCTAAGCGGGAGAACTACTCCGGATCAATGCTCGGTGAATTTGAGGCTCGAATGAAAACGACCTCAAATGCTTTGGAACTGGCCGGCCATGCGATCAGTTATGTCAGCGGGGCTGTGGGTGCGCCGTTACTGGAACCCCTGCGGACGACAATGCTTGAGTTTGTCCGAATGGGCGAGGTGGTCGGTGATTGGGTTTCGCGAAATCAGACCCTCGTTTCAGGATTGATGACGGCGGGTGGTGCTGCCTTGACAACTGTGATGGCGTTTCATGCAATACGTATGGCTGTGGGGCTGATTTTTGCTCCGATTTTTGCTGCTTCAAAGGCTGTATTGGCTGTCAGGACATCCATGCTTACTGGCGGAGCGGCAGCAAAAGTATGGTCTGTAGCCTGCGCCGGAGCCGGGGTTGTTGCCAAGGGGTTGACGTTGGCGGTCAAGGGGCTTGGCATTGCTCTGCGCTTTATGTGCGCTAATCCCATAGGTCTTGCTGTCACAGCAATTGCCGGCCTTGTGGCCGCCGGTATTGCCCTTTATAAAAACTGGGATACCGTCAAGGCATACATGACGCAGACCTGGAACACCATTGCAGCGGCTGCTAAGGGGCCGATTAACTCGGTGATCGGGATGATCAATTCGCTCATCGGTGCAATCAACAGCCTGCTCTCGTTTAAGGCGCCGGACTGGGTTCCAGGCCTCGGCGGAAAGTCGTTGTCTGTGGACATTCCGAAGGTTCCCCTGCTTGCTGAGGGCGGCATCGCTACGGGGCCGACCCTGGCAATGGTTGGCGAAGGCAAAGAATCTGAGGCCATCCTTCCGCTCTCGCGCTTGCCGGAAGTGGCCGGTAATGGGCCGGCGTCCATCAATGTGAACTTCGCGCCGGTCATCAATGTATCCGGCGGCAAAGATGCATATGAAGGGGTGCGCCGCGGGTTGACCGAGGGCAGCAAGAGTCTGAAGCAGGATCTGCAGCGCCTTATGGCGGAAGAACGGAGACTCTCATTTTCCTAAGGAGCTTTAATGACGGAGTATGTCACCAAACAGGGCGACACCTGGGATGCGATAGCAAAGCGCCTCTATGGGGATGAGCGTTTTCTGGATGTTCTCATCCGGGCCAACATAAACCACAGGAAGACTGTGGTTTTTTCGTATGGGAAGCGGCTGGCAGTGCCGGAGATCAACACGCAGTCGGCGGCATACGAGCTCAACCTTCCGCCTTGGAAAAGGAGGCGCTGATGGAACCGCTGCAGACAAGACTTCGGTTGCTTTTTTCTGCATCGAAAACGGACGTGACGGAGGATCTGATGCCGGATCTTCTTTCCTTTTCCTATACCGACAAAGAGAATGCCGAGGCCGATGAGGTGACGTTGACGCTCATGGACCCGGACGGGAAGTGGGCATCGCAGTGGAAGCCTGACGGCGGCGAGGTGGTTCAGGCTTTTTTGTCTGCCGGAACTGTTCTTATTCCCGGCATTGAGCTCGCATGCGGTACTTTTTACGCAGATACGCTGCGGGTGTCCGGATCGCCCAGAGTATTCGAAATGAGGGCGGTGTCGGTGCCTATGAATAAGCCGATTCGCCGCAGACTACGAACCCGGGCCTGGGAGAAGACAACGCTCAAAGCGATTGCCGGATCAATTGCAGGTGAGGCTGGTGTGGGGCTTCTCTTTGATACGCAGACGGATCCGGAGTACGACAGGCAGGATCAGTCAAAAGAGAGTGATCTTGCGTTTTTGGTGAGGCTTACAGATGAAGCGGGCTTTTCCCTGAAGGTCACAGATGATCAGATTGTGGTGTTTGATCAGGCGGCTTACGAAAAGAAAGCGCCGGTTGAAACGCTCGTGTTGGGCACATCGCAGGTCATTTCTTGGGAATTTGAGAGTGCTCAGAGCGAGTCATACCGCACCTGTACGGTGTCCTACCGGGACCCGAAACAGAAAACCAAGCAAAAGGCGGGCGGTTATGACTTCAACCTGCGACCGGTATCCGGGAAAAGCACAAATCCGGCAGTGATGACCTACACGGCCACCGATCCGGATGCCGATCCGAACGGGCAGGAGTATGCCCTCAAGCGCCGGGCTNCTGATGGAACCGCTGCAGACAAGACTTCGGTTGCTTTTTTCTGCATCGAAAACGGACGTGACGGAGGATCTGATGCCGGATCTTCTTTCCTTTTCCTATACCGACAAAGAGAATGCCGAGGCCGATGAGGTGACGTTGACGCTCATGGACCCGGACGGGAAGTGGGCATCGCAGTGGAAGCCTGACGGCGGCGAGGTGGTTCAGGCTTTTTTGTCTGCCGGAACTGTTCTTATCCCCGGCATTGAGCTCGCATGCGGTACTTTTTACGCAGATACGCTGCGGGTGTCCGGATCGCCCAGAGTATTCGAAATGAGGGCGGTGTCGGTGCCTATGAATAAGCCGATTCGCCGCAGGCTACGAACCCGGGCCTGGGAGAAGACAACGCTCAAAGCGATTGCCGGATCAATTGCAGGTGAGGCTGGTGTGGGGCTTCTCTTTGATACGCAGACGGATCCGGAGTACGACAGGCAGGATCAGTCAAAAGAGAGTGATCTTGCGTTTTTGGTGAGGCTTACCGATGAAGCGGGCTTTTCCCTGAAGGTCACAGATGATCAGATTGTGGTGTTTGATCAGGCGGCTTACGAAAAGAAAGCGCCGGTTGAAACGCTCGTGTTGGGTACATCGCAGGTCATTTCTTGGGAATTTGAGAGTGCTCAGAGCGAGTCATACCGCACCTGTACGGTGTCCTACCGGGACCCGAAACAGAAAACCAAGCAAAAGGCGGGCGGTTATGACTTCAACCTGCGACCGGTATCCGGGAAAAGCACAAATCCGGCAGTGATGACCTACACGGCCACCGATCCGGATGTCGATCCGAACGGGCAGGAGTATGCCCTCAAGCGCCGGGCTAAGTCCCTTGAGGAGGCAAAGCGCCTTGCAACGGCAAAGTTGCGCAGCCTCAACAAACGTCGGGTGACGGGGCGGATTTCAGTTATTGGCGATGTCATGCTTGTGGCCGGTGCCGTTGTTGAGTGCAGCGGCTTCGGCAGCTTTGACGGGAACTTCATCATCGAAGAAGCAGTGCATTCGCTGGATTCGTCCGGCTACAGAACGGACATTNTCTCACCGCAATGTTTGGGGATGAAGGTGCTCGGGCGCTTGGTCCGATGCTGGCAAACACGGAACTGCTGGCGAAAAACTTCGAGTTGGTGGCTAAGCGGGAGAACTACTCCGGATCAATGCTCGGTGAATTTGAGGCTCGAATGAAAACGACCTCAAATGCTTTGGAACTGGCCGGCCATGCGATCAGTTATGTCAGCGGGGCTGTGGGTGCGCCGTTACTGGAACCCCTGCGGACGACAATGCTTGAGTTTGTCCGAATGGGCGAGGTGGTCGGTGATTGGGTTTCGCGAAATCAGACCCTCGTTTCAGGATTGATGACGGCGGGTGGTGCTGCCTTGACAACTGTGATGGCGTTTCATGCAATACGTATGGCTGTGGGGCTGATTTTTGCTCCGATTTTTGCTGCTTCAAAGGCTGTATTGGCTGTCAGGACATCCATGCTTACTGGCGGAGCGGCAGCAAAAGTATGGTCAGTAGCCTGCGCCGGAGCCGGGGTTGTTGCCAAGGGGTTGACGTTGGCGGTCAAGGGGCTTGGCATTGCTCTGCGCTTTATGTGCGCTAATCCCATAGGTCTTGCTGTCACAGCAATTGCCGGCCTTGTGGCCGCCGGTATTGCCCTTTATAAAAACTGGGATACCGTCAAGGCATACATGACGCAGACCTGGAACACCATTGCAGCGGCTGCTAAGGGGCCGATTAACTCGGTGATCGGGATGATCAATTCGCTCATCGGTGCAATCAACAGCCTGCTCTCGTTTAAGGTGCCGGACTGGGTTCCCGGCCTCGGCGGAAAGACGTTGTCTGTGGACATTCCGAAGGTTCCCCAGCTTGCTGAGGGCGGAATCGCAACGGGGCCGACCTTGGCAATGGTTGGCGAAGGTAAAGAGTCTGAGGCCATTCTTCCGCTCTCCCGTTTGCCGGAAGTGGGAGGCAAGGGGCCGGCGTCCATCAATGTGAACTTCGCGCCGGTCATCAATGTATCCGGCGGCAAAGATGCATATGAAGGGGTGCGCCGCGGGTTGACCGAGGGCAGCAAGAGTCTGAAGCAGGATCTGCAGCGCCTTATGGCGGAAGAACGGAGACTCTCATTTTCCTAAGGAGCTTTAATGACGGAGTATGTCACCAAACAGGGCGACACCTGGGATGCGATAGCAAAGCGCCTCTATGGGGATGAGCGTTTTCTGGATGTTCTCATCCGGGCCAACATAAACCACAGGAAGACTGTGGTTTTTTCGTATGGGAAGCGGCTGGCAGTGCCGGAGATCAACACGCAGTCGGCGGCATACGAGCTCAACCTTCCGCCTTGGAAAAGGAGGCGCTGATGGAACCGCTGCAGACAAGACTTCGGTTGCTTTTTTCTGCATCGAAAACGGACGTGACGGAGGATCTGATGCCGGATCTTCTTTCCTTTTCCTATACCGACAAAGAGAATGCCGAGGCCGATGAGGTGACGTTGACGCTCATGGACCCGGACGGGAAGTGGGCATCGCAGTGGAAGCCTGACGGCGGCGAGGTGGTTCAGGCTTTTTTGTCTGCCGGAACTGTTCTTATCCCCGGCATTGAGCTCGCATGCGGTACTTTTTACGCAGATACGCTGCGGGTGTCCGGATCGCCCAGAGTATTCGAAATGAGGGCGGTGTCGGTGCCTATGAATAAGCCGATTCGCCGCAGGCTACGAACCCGGGCCTGGGAGAAGACAACGCTCAAAGCGATTGCCGGATCAATTGCAGGTGAGGCTGGTGTGGGGCTTCTCTTTGATACGCAGACGGATCCGGAGTACGACAGGCAGGATCAGTCAAAAGAGAGTGATCTTGCGTTTTTGGTGAGGCTTACAGATGAAGCGGGCTTTTCCCTGAAGGTCACAGATGATCAGATTGTGGTGTTTGATCAGGCGGCTTACGAAAAGAAAGCGCCGGTTGAAACGCTCGTGTTGGGTACATCGCAGGTCATTTCTTGGGAATTTGAGAGTGCTCAGAGCGAGTCATACCGCACCTGTACGGTGTCCTACCGGGACCCGAAACAGAAAACCAAGCAAAAGGCGGGCGGTTATGACTTCAACCTGCGACCGGTATCCGGGAAAAGCACAAATCCGGCAGTGATGACCTACACGGCCACCGATCCGGATGTCGATCCAAACGGGCAGGAGTATGCCCTCAAGCGCCGGGCTAAGTCCCTTGAGGAGGCAAAGCGCCTTGCAACGGCAAAGTTGCGCAGCCTCAACAAACGTCGGGTGACGGGGCGGATTTCAGTTATTGGCGATGTCATGCTTGTGGCCGGTGCCGTTGTTGAGTGCAGCGGCTTCGGCAGCTTTGACGGGAACTTCATCATCGAAGAAGCAGTGCATTCGCTGGATTCGTCCGGCTACAGAACGGACATCAGTTTGAGGCGTGTGAACAACGCGTATTGAGATGGGACTTTTTGAACACTCCGCGCTGCCGGAAAAGATTAATGACCTGATCCGGATCGGAGAGGTTTCAAGTATCAACCCGAAAAAGGGAACGGCCCGCGTGGTTTTTGACGATGATGACGGTACGGTTTCTTTTGACCTGCCGATTCTGCAGCGCAACACCTTTGCCACGAAGGACTTCAACAGCGTCAATGTCGGCGAGGATGTGCTCTGCCTTTTCCTGCCGACGGGGCCGGAGGAAGGCTTCATTATCGGGAGTTTTTACGCGGGTGAAATTGAACTTCCGGAAAGCGATGAGAACAAGCGCACGACGTTGTTTAAAGACGGGACGCGCATTTCCTACGATATGGCAGCCCACGTGCTGACGGCGATTATCGAAGGCACGGTGCTGACGGCGGACCGAAAGAACGTATCGGCCACAGTTCCGGAAGCTGTGATGGTGACCTGTAAAACGGCCACGGTGAAGGCGTCCATGCTGGTGACGGTTGATACGCCTGAGACACATGTCACCGGAAACTTGATGGTTGACGGAGCGCTCACGGTGAAGAAGTTGATTACCGGCCAGGGTGGCTTTGCGATTTCCGGCGGCAGCGGAGCGACCGCCAAGGTTGAGGGTTCGCTTGAAACAACTGGCGATGTGAAGTCTGACGGTGACGTGACCGCGGGCAAGATCAGTCTGAAGAATCACACGCACAAGGAACAAGGGGACGGCGCAGAGACGTCCGGGCCCCATTAAGGAGCTTAAAAGATGAGCAAGCTGATGCCCGTTCTGGGGGTGTTCGGTACGGTCCCTTTTATTTGTGCTTTTGACAAGGTGTTCACTTTTAAGGATTTGGCGAGAAGCCGCTCGGTGAGGTGGGCAAAGCACGATGTCATCGGGCAAAAGCCGGTACTTGAATGGATCGGCCCGGAACTTGACCGCATCAGCCTGCGGCTGCGGTTTGATACGTCACTGAACGTTCCGCCGCTCTTGGGGCTCACGATGTTAAAGCGCCTGACGGACGGGCATGAGTCCCATGTTCTGGTGATCGGTGGTGAGTATCTCGGGCGATTTGTGATTGAGTCCGTTTCGGAAGAGCGGCGTTTCCACACCGGAGCGGGTGTCTGCATTGTGGCTGAAGCGTCGGTTGAATTGTCGGAGGTGGTCTGATGGCTTATGCAGTGACTGCGGTGAGGGATGTGAGCTTTCAGCCGTCTTCTGAGCGTGAAGAAATCCTGCAGAACGTGCGCACCATCCTGGCAACACGCAAGGGCAGTGTCCCGCTGGACCGTGATCTGGGGATCTCATGGGAGCATCTGGATAAACCGTATCCGGTGGCACGCAGCCTGATGACAGCGGCGGTGATTGAGGCAGTTGAGTCCTATGAGCCGCGCGTTCGCGTTGAATCGGTTGAGTTTGAAGGGACGGAACCAGAAGCCATGGACGGCCTGATCAGGCCGCGGGTGATTGTTTCCATCTTGAACGAGGGAGAAGAGTGATGGCAGAAAGTTTTCCGCGCTGGAATCTGCCGGCGGTTGAGTTCCTGACAACGGATGCCGAAAGCATCAAGTCTGAGATTCTGACGAAGTACCAGGAGATTACCGGGCGAAGCCTTGCAGCCGGGGATCCGGTGAGACTTTTTCTGCTCAGTATTGCCGACATTCTCATCCAGCAGCGTGCGGCGGTGAACACGGCGGCACAGCAAAATCTTCTCTCTTACGCACAGGGTGAGTATCTGGATGCCTTGGGGAGCTACCTTTCGGTGAAACGTCTGGCGGAAAGCAGCGCCAAAACCACGATCCGCTTCAGGTTGGCTCAGGCCTTGGCAAACATTTATGAGATCCCAGAGGGCTTTGAGGTGACAAATGGTGTGGTGACGTTTGCTACGGACAGTGCTCTTGCAATCCCTGCAGGAAAACTTGAAGGTGAAGTAACGGCTACCTGCACGCAGTCCGGTACTGTCGGGAACGACTACCTGGCAGGCCAGATTTCGACCATGGTTATTCCGTCCGTTTTTGTGGCTTCTGCTGAAAACATCACGATTACGACCGGCGGGGCCGATGCTGAAAGTGACGCAGAGTTTGCCGAGCGTGTGCGGCTCGCGCCAAACAGTTTTTCTGTAGCCGGCCCCAGCAAGGCCTACATCTATCACGCAAAGTCGGTGAGCTCTGCGGTGATTGACGTGTCGGTTGTGTCTCCGGTGCCGGGGGAAGTAGATGTCTACCCGCTACTGGAGGGAGGCGTGCTTCCCACTGAAGAAGTTCTTGCGCAGATTCGCGACTACCTGAGCTCCGACACGATCAGGCCGCTCACTGACTACGTTCAGGTACTTTCGCCCGAGGCGGTCCCCTATGAGATCGTGCTGCATTACTGGATCCTTGATGAGGACAAGCCCAAGGCGCAGTTCATTCAGAAGGCTGTGAATGAGGCAGTTGAAAGCTACCGCGTATGGCAGCAGTCAAAGATCGGACGTGACATTTTGCCCGGGCGTCTGGTGGCGGCTGTGATCAATGCCGGTGCTGCCCGCGTGGATGATTCGAGCATGCAGCCGTCTTCGTTTGTGCAACTCACCGGCAGCAAGGTAGCGCAGTGCACCAAGGTAACGGTTGTTTATGAAGGCACAAAGGCGGAATAGCGATGGCAATTGAACTGGAAAAAGTGGTTCTGGATGACCTGTTGCCGGATTCGATTGCAAAGGATGAGGGCGTTGCTGCTGCGGCCAAGGCCATTGATCCGCAACTTCAGATTGCTTCGGGGTTTGTGGATATTCCGTCGATCTACGTTTCGATTGACCGTCAGTCGAGCACGGCCCTGGATCATCTTGCAACACAGTATGACGTTTCGGTGTGGCGCGACACATGGCCTTTGGCCGTTAAGCGCAGTGTGCTGAAAACGGCCATTGCCGACAAACGGCGAAAGGGAACGGTAGAGGCGGTCAAACAGGCGCTTGCGTCTGTTTCTTCTGCGGCTGTTATCCGGGAGTGGTGGCAGAAAACGCCGAAGGGAGAGCCACATACGTTTGAGATCGTGGCAACTCAGGCTGACGTCGAGGGAACTATTGACGTTGAGATGCAGGAAGACATTGTGTCTCTGGTTGATGACGCAAAACCCCTGCGAAGTCATTACACCCTGACGATTCAGCAGAACGCCAAGGGCGGAATCAATGCGGCGGCGTACCTGAGACCGCTTGTCCTTGCGCAGATTTATCCCACGGACGCATCGGAAGTCAGGTCTTCCGGAACGGTTGGAATTGTTGCTGCAGTGCGACCGCTTATTAAGCGGCGGCTGGTGCTGGCGGCAGAGGAGAGTCGAAAGTGAAAATGGTCGTGACCAAGGTCGGACGACAGGCCATTGTTAATGCCGGGCAGACCGGGACGAATGCCGTGACGATCAGCCACATTGGCGTGGGCGCGGGGAAATACACCCCCTCCGAGTCGCAGACGGCGCTCACGGAGGAAATCAAGCGGTTGCCGATCATCGAGAGCGGCGGCACAGGAGACGGTGCCATCCATGTAGCGATGCAGGATGCCGATGCTCAGGCCTATACGGTTTATGAGGTCGGCATTTTTCTTGCCGACGGAACGCTTTTTGCGGTTTGTTCGCAGACAGAGCCCGTGGTTCAGAAAACGAAGGCAACGGAACTGTTGCTGGCTCTTGACGTGACGTTTGCCGATGTGGACGTGAAGTCGATCCAATTCGGGGACGTGAGTTTCGGCAACGCGGCTGCTACTACGGCTAACGCCGGTGTTGTCCAGCTTGCAACGGACGATGAGGCAAAGGCAGGAACGGACTCTCAGAAGGCTCTGACGCCTGCGGCGATGACAGCGGTTACTGCAACCACTGAAAGGCGCGGCCTCATTGCTCTCATTACGACGGTCGAGGCCGTTGAGGGCACAGACGATCAGAAGGCTGTTACGTCAGTAGCGCTTAAGGCGGCAGTTGATGCGAGAGCTGCAAGCCTGGCTGAGGTGCTCAGGGGCATTTCTGCCGACAAGTTCATTACGCCTTCGGTGCTCCGGCAGGTGACGGCAACGAACGGCCGTCTGGGGCTTGTTGAGCTTGCGACAGAAGAAGAGGCTGTGAGAGGTATTGACGAAACACATGTGCTGACGCCGGCCACTGCCGCGGCTTTGTTTGCGCGTCTGATTAATGATTGGGCTGCTGGGAAGGGAGGTGAATGATGGCTGCGGCAAGTATGTTGATTACCCAGGCAGGTCTTGCTGAGATCATTAACGCGGAGCAAAACGGTACAACTCCGGTGGTGCTCACACAGGTCGCTTTCGGAACAGGCCAGTATGAGGCATCTGTCGGAACGACGGCCCTTGAGGCTGAATTTAAGCGCCTCACAGCGATTGCCGGCGGCGCTATCGGCGATAACCGCCTGCATGTGTCGGTTCGTGATGACAGCGCGGATGCTTACACGGTTTATGAGGTCGGTATCTACACGGATTCCGGAACGCTCTTTGCCGTCTGCTCCCGGGCCGTGCCGATCATCCAGAAGGCTTCGATTGCTGAGGCCTTTATGGCGATTGATCTGGAGCTCACGAACATCAATCCGGATTCTGTCACGATTGGGGATACGAACTTCCAGCTTAACGGTGCAACCACCACCAAGCGCGGCATTGTCGANCTGATTTTGACCTGGGGAGCATTGCCTGATGAATTACCGGAAGACCGTTTACTGGGGGACTTCTTCCAAGATTGCCTCAACGGCCGCTACGGCGGGCGTTATGGCGATCAACACGGACACCAAGCGGGTGCATGTGTTTGACGGGAAGACCAAGGGCGGTCATCCGGGGGCTCTGCTGTCGGAACTTCAGGCGGCTGAAAAACGAATTAAGGTTTTGGAGGCCGCCTCGAATCTGACGGTAAAGGCTTTTGGAGATTCCCTTGAAAGACCGGCGGACAAGCCGACTTATGGGTTAACCTGAAGGAGTTTCTGATGTTGATGCAGAGAGACGTCTGCCTGGTCTCAAAGGATCCGAAGACCGGGACGACGACAATTGATATGCCGATCACGCGCATCGGCAATGTGGAAGATGCCGCGAAAGTGGCAACGAGCGGGAATTATTCGNCTTTATGGCGATTGATCTGGAGCTCACGAACATCAATCCGGATTCTGTCACGATTGGGGATACGAACTTCCAGCTTAACGGTGCAACCACCACCAAGCGCGGCATTGTCGAGCTTGCAACGGACGCAGAGACCGTTGAGGGCCGTGACGGCTCACGCGTGGTAACTCCGGCGGGGCTCAAAACGCTGACTTCGACTGATGCAAGACGCGGTCTCATTGAGATTGCAACAGATGCTGAGGTTACTGCCGGTGCGGATAAAGAACGGGCGGTGACGCCTTATGGCCTTACCAAGCGGACGGCCACAAAAGACCGAACGGGTATGGCAGAGCTTGCGACACCGGAGGAGGTTGTGGCTGGTGAGGACGATTCGCGCATCGTGACGCCGGCAGGGCTCAAGTCGCTGACGTCCACACAGTCACGGGCCGGACTCATTGAGATCGCCTCGACCGAGGAAACGCTAGCCGGAAGTGATGCAACAAGAGCTGTGACGCCTTCCGGTGTGGCTGCGCTTCGTCATGGGAACGGCGAGAGAAGTGTTCGTGCTGACGGTAAGCCGACCTATGGTCTGACGTAGTGAGGGCTTAATCGTGACGGCAAGATTTAACTTCGAGATTTGGCGCGGGACGGATGCTGATTACGTTTTAGCCCTCAGGGACGGTCGCGGACCGATGGATCTGACAGGGTTTGAGGCCGATATGCAGATCCGCAGCGCAGAGGATGATACGTGGCTTGACTCTCTGAAGACCTCCGATGAGCGTCTTGTCATTGAAGACGGAGGGCGCATACGAATGACCTTCCCGCGGGGAATTACGGCCGAGTACACACCCGGCCGTTTTTATTGGGACTTACTCATTGAATCACCGGACGGTCGCCTGACACGGGTGATTGACGGTTGGATTTGTGTTCATTCGGGGGTGAGACGTGTTTGACGGAAACAGAAAAACCGGGATCGCGCCGGCGGACTTTGTTCTGCGCAAGTGCTTTCCCGGTCAGGTCAGGCCGCAGCATTCACCGGATGTGGTGGTTGTTGAGGTTCCCGGCATTCAGGGGCCGGCCGGAGCAAAGCACGGGGTGCTTTTTACGGAGCAAAACCTGACTGAGGAACAAAAGGAACAGGCCCGGAAGAACATCGGCGCGGTGTCGCTCTTGCAGTCGATTGAGATCCAGGGCTTCTCCGTCCGCTGGTGCGGGCGGGTGCTGGAGGCTTCAAGTGCAGGGAATCTCCTGGACGAACTTGAGCCAAAGAAAAACGTGCGCGAAGGCGATTCTGTGATTGACGCATCGCGCAATCTTTATCAGATCGTCCGGATTGATCAGGCGGCGGGGACATATTCGATTACGAAGTCGCTTGCGCGTCTGGGCGTTTTGGACTACCGGGAGTTAAGCAACCTCCCGCATCTCGGGAAGCTTTCAGAGCTTGACTATGTAGGCCGGACCGAGCTTTCTACTTCAATTGATTTGGGGAATATTTAAATGGCTGAACCGATTCAGATTCAACAATTGGGCGGTACCACTGAGCAGCTTGCCGGCTTTACCGGTAAGGACAAGGTCATTGTCATCAATACGGATACACACCGTCTGCACATTCAGGACGGCAAGACTCCGGGCGGTCTGCCGGGTGCGTTGCTGAAGGATGTCACCGACGTCCAGAAGGATACCGAGACCAACGCTGCGGCCATTGCGGCGTTGCAGAAAAAGACTGATGCTATGCAGACTACGTTGGACGGCAAACCCAACATCGATGATACGGCCAAGGCTGCCAACAAGGTCTACAGCTCTCAGAAGACAGAAGATTTGGTGACGCAGGCCAAACAGCAGGTTAAGAATGATCTGCTTAACGGTGTCGGCGCTGAGATGGATACGCTCAAGGAAGTTGCGGATGCCATCAAGAACAACAAGGACGCTCTCACGGCCTTGCAAACAGTTGCCGGCAAACATGTGAGTTATGAGGCACAGCAGCTCACGAGCGAACAGAAGACGCAGGCCCGCACGAATATTGATGCCGTGTCGAGCGCACAGCTTTCTGCAAAGCTCAACGGGACCGTGCTCAAGGCGGGAGCTGCTGCCGAAGGTGGCGGCAGCGAAGCAATCGGCCTGAACAGTCTCACAGACGAAGGAGAGTTTATTGTCCCGACGGCAAAGGATCGCCCCAGTGGTGTCTCTGACACGTATCAGAACCTTCAGGTCTCTGTGCGTAGAAGCGGATCTGTGATTCTGCAAGTTATCCGCGGTGTTGACGGTGATCAGGGACGCGTCTTTATGCGTACCGGTACGGCTGCCGGCGGCGGGACTGTGACGTGGGTTGCGTGGGCGGAGGTTGGCGCAAGACAGGATCTGTCCGGATATGCGACCAAGAAAGAACTGCAGGCCACGGACAAGAAGTCGCAGCAGGGTATCAATGATGCCAAGACGGCCAATGACGCCATTGCAGCTTTGGGGGCTTTGGCGCACAAGAGTCAGATTTCTCCTGCTGACCTGGCAACTGATTTTGACCTGGGGAGCATTGCCTGATGAATTACCGGAAGACCGTTTACTGGGGGACTTCTTCCAAGATTGCCTCAACGGCCGCTACGGCGGGCGTTATGGCGATCAACACGGACACCAAGCGGGTGCATGTGTTTGACGGGAAGACCAAGGGCGGTCATCCGGGGGCTCTGCTGTCGGAACTTCAGGCGGCTGAAAAACGAATTAAGGTTTTGGAGGCCGCCTCGAATCTGACGGTAAAGGCTTTTGGAGATTCCCTTGAAAGACCGGCGGACAAGCCGACTTATGGGTTAACCTGAAGGAGTTTCTGATGTTGATGCAGAGAGACGTCTGCCTGGTCTCAAAGGATCCGAAGACCGGGACGACGACAATTGATATGCCGATCACGCGCATCGGCAATGTGGAAGATGCCGCGAAAGTGGCAACGAGCGGGAATTATTCGGATTTGAGCGGCACTCCGAAGTCGCTGAAAAATCCTCAGGCGCTTACTTTGCAGATCGGCGGTGTGACGAAGGTGACGTATGACGGGAGCAATAAGGCTACGTATAACGTAACGCTTCCGAAGATTCCGACGAGCCTCAAGAGTCCGTATGCACTGACGATTAAAAGAAATGGCACGAAGCTGGGGGATTATGACGGCGGCAAGGCGGTCGCAGTCGACATTCAGCAGAAAAAGCTCACTGTCAATGTGAACGGCGTAAAGGTCGGCGAATACAACGGTGATGTCGATCAGGTGATTGACATCACAGTGAGCGAAGGGGCTCAGCCCGGTGATTACAAAATGATTGCCGGCAGCACGATCCCTGACGGTTGGCTTTTATGTAACGGTGCAGCGGTCTCCAGAACGACCTATGCAAAGTTGTTTGCAGCTATCGGTACCCGGTATGGATCGGGCAACGGCTCTACCACGTTTAATTTGCCTAATTTCAATGGTAGGCATGTGTTGGGCACAACCAACACGGGAAACCTCGGTAGCTACGTAAGTGCTGGGTTACCGGACATAACCGGAGAATTTCCGAATAATGACGCCGAGTATGACAAATATTACGCAGGAGCTTTTTGGACAGGCACTCCATTTGAAGGAGGTTATAGCGATCAACTTCCCGCAGGAGGAAAGACCGGCCGATTTAAAGCATCGTGGGCCAATTCCATTTATGGATATAACTCAGACGTTTTGGTTGATGCGCTTTATGTCTTAATAATAATTAAAACGTAAACGGCATCCACGGTTACTCCGGAGTAGATGCGGCCATAAGTCGCTACTGATCGTGAGGCTCTGAATGACCTCCATAACGAGTGGTATACCCCGCCTGCATAATTTGACGAACCTTCACCGGAACTATCAGCAAAAGCCCCGGCTATCGCTCCTGTCTGATTAAGTCCAGATATAAGGCTCCCTGTTAATGTCCGGACATGTCCGGTGCCTAAACTGTCTATAAATCATCAGAAGATAGGGGGCTGAATACTGGTGGCTGCCCCCTGTGGTTTGGGCTAAGACTTTTCTTTGGCCTCCTCATTGTCGCTGATAATGTGTGGAAGAAGACCGGCTCTCAGGGCACAGCCGTATACATAAGAGCACCACGCGTTNTTACTCATTGAATCACCGGACGGTCGCCTGACACGGGTGATTGACGGTTGGATTTGTGTTCATTCGGGGGTGAGACGTGTTTGACGGAAACAGAAAAACCGGGATCGCGCCGGCGGACTTTGTTCTGCGCAAGTGCTTTCCCGGTCAGGTCAGGCCGCAGCATTCACCGGATGTGGTGGTTGTTGAGGTTCCCGGCATTCAGGGGCCGGCCGGAGCAAAGCACGGGGTGCTTTTTACGGAGCAAAACCTGACTGAGGAACAAAAGGAACAGGCCCGGAAGAACATCGGCGCGGTGTCGCTCTTGCAGTCGATTGAGATCCAGGGCTTCTCCGTCCGCTGGTGCGGGCGGGTGCTGGAGGCTTCAAGTGCAGGGAATCCNCGCGGAGCAAAACGGTACAACTCCGGTGGTGCTCACACAGGTCGCTTTCGGAACAGGCCAGTATGAGGCATCTGTCGGAACGACGGCCCTTGAGGCTGAATTTAAGCGCCTCACAGCGATTGCCGGCGGCGCTATCGGCGATAACCGCCTGCATGTGTCGGTTCGTGATGACAGCNGAAAACGCCGAAGGGAGAGCCACATACGTTTGAGATCGTGGCAACTCAGGCTGACGTCGAGGGAACTATTGACGTTGAGATGCAGGAAGACATTGTGTCTCTGGTTGATGACGCAAAACCCCTGCGAAGTCATTACACCCTGACGATTCAGCAGAACGCCAAGGGCGGAATCAATNGTGATTCTGCAAGTTATCCGCGGTGTTGACGGTGATCAGGGACGCGTCTTTATGCGTACCGGTACGGCTGCCGGCGGCGGGACTGTGACGTGGGTTGCGTGGGCGGAGGTTGGCGCAAGACAGGATCTGTCCGGATATGCGACCAAGAAAGAACTGCAGGCCACGGACAAGAAGGCGCAACAGGGTATCAATGATGCCAAGACGGCCAATGACGCCATTGCAGCTTTTGGGGCTTTGGCGCACAAGAGTCAGATTTCTCCTGCTGACCTGGCAACTGATTTTGACCTGGGGAGCATTGCCTGATGAATTACCGGAAGACCGTTTACTGGGGGACTTCTTCCAAGATTGCCTCAACGGCCGCTGCGGCGGGCGTTATGGCGATCAACACGGACACCAAGCGGGTGCATGTGTTTGACGGGAAGACCAAGGGCGGTCATCCGGGGGCTCTGCTGTCGGAACTTCAGGCGGCTGAAAAACGAATTAAGGTTTTGGAGGCCGCCTCGAATCTGACGGTAAAGGCTTTTGGAGATTCCCTTGAAAGACCGGCGGACAAGCCGACTTATGGGTTAACCTGAAGGAGTTTCTGATGTTGATGCAGAGAGACGNCCAAACTGTCTATAAATCATCAGAAGATAGGGGGCTGAATACTGGTGGCTGCCCCCTGTGGTTTGGGCTAAGACTTTTCTTTGGCCTCCTCATTGGCGCTGATAATGTGTGGAAGAAGACCGGCTCTCAGGGCACAGCCGTATACATAAGAGCACCACGCGTCCATGACGGGGCGTCTTGCCTCCAAATAATCAGACCTTTGGTAAGCGCGTGAAACTTGACTCCCGGACACGTGAGAGAGGCATGATTCCGCAACTTCAAACGGGATGGCGTGGTCTGCCAGCCAGCTCCTGGCGATTGACCGCAGTCCGTGAGCAACGAGTTTTCCTGAAAGGGTTGTCTGATGAAGGTACTTGGCAAGCTTCTGGCTTGACATGTGCTCGTTTGGCCGCATGCCTGAAAAGACAAAGGCATTTTTCGGGTGAGGTGAGAGTTTGTGTTCCTCCGCCAGTAGACGGAGCATGAAATTTGTTAGTGGAACCCTGTGAGGCCGGCGCTTTTTCATCTGGTCTCCGGGAATGGTCAGCGTTTCGTCTTTAATCCAGTCTTTCCTGAGCTTTGCAGTTTCGCCTGGCCGCAGCATTGAGCATAGCGACCAAAGAAACAAGATTTGTAGCCTGGTCGGGGCGGCGGCTATGACAGCCATGATGGATTCGAGCTCCTGCCATGGAAGGGCCGGCATGGGGCGAGTGACTGGCGGGGCGAAGATGCGGTTTAGGCGATCAATTGGATTGTGCTGAATGTAGCCGGCACATACCGCTAAGTCGAGGATTTCGCGCACCCGCATGATGACGCGCTTGAGTGTTGCTCTGTGTCCGGCGGTTTCAATTGGCCGAACGATTTGGATCATGAGCGGCGCGGTGATTTCGTCAATTTGGCGATTCCCCAAAGGACCAATGACGTACTTCTCGAGCCTTCGTCGTTCGTCAGCGTAGCTCGTGATTCTCCCCTTTTTTAAATTGCACCATAAGTGGAAAGCATCTTTGAGGGTGTAGCCAAGAGGCGGCTCCTGGCCCAGCTCTTTCCGCTTTCTGCGGGCGATTTGCTTTGCTTCGGCCAGGGACATTTCAGGGAAGTGGCCGATANAGCCGGGCCTGGCGGGAATACTGCTCGGGCCAGCGGCTCTGGCCAAAGCGGCTGATCGATGCCCTGCTGTGGTTCGACAAGAACCACTGCGAAGAGTCGTGGAAGAGCGAAAAGGGCCGGCGGCAATTCCCGCCGGATCTGCGGGAGTGATTTATGCCGGAGAGGATGCACATGACGCCGGACTTTTTGCCTGTTGGCACAGAGAAAATACTTGCCGCGGCCGTGGGCGCCCTCACCGGCGCTCTTTCGTTTTTCTTCGGTCTCGATACCAAGCCGCTCATCATATGGCTCGCGATCTTTGTCGGAGCAGACCTTGTGACGGGCATGGCGGCCGCGTTCGTCAAACGCGACTTTGAGAGCCGGATCGTGTCTCATGGGCTTTTGAAAAAGGGCCTGATGTTTGTTGTCGTGGGCTTTGCGCACGGCCTTGACGTGCAGTTTGCCTACACGCTGGGCTATCTCGCTGTGTTCCAAGGCATTGTCATCGCGGCCTACGGCTTCACAGAACTCATGAGCATCATCGAGAACCTCGATCGCATGGATCTCGGCGGATGCATCCCTCCGAT